ATGCTGATAGCTCCTTTGATAGCGGTCACATGATGATTTGGCATTTTTTTGGCGTCAGCAGGCACATCCGCCGCTGAACCAAACTTTGCCTCCACTACAAACTCACGAGCTCTCATCTTACATCCTTTAGTTTCATTTGACCAAATGGAGGATCACCTTGAGTGTTCTGCCATAAAGCACGATTACTTAGTATTTCAACCCATACACCGGTATTGGGACGATTAAGTCTCCAAAAATCAAATTTTGAGTGGCTACTAATTGGACGGCAGTATAGTGTCCTTTCACTGGGCACACATAACTGCTGGCTAGTAGTCCGCATTTTCTTTCTTTCTGTGCTGGTCCTCATTATATTTAGCTGGGAATCATTGATGTAAACTTGACACATGCCGTTTACTAGATCCTCAGGATCCTGGGCCGATTCTACCACAGCTTCGGCTAATAGCAAACGAGTTTCGCTACTAATTCTACTGAGTGTTTTGCTTTTATCTGTAGGGGTGCGTTGATATCCTGCTGTGGGCAACCAAACGCCGTGATTAGATCTGGCGATCACCTGATCGTTAGGAATTCGTTTTGCTACAAATTTATAGGGCTTAGCCCCATCCCAGTCACTGGCTTCGATTAAGAACATGTTGTCGCGATCAAACACTATTGTAAACCCGCCCATTTTTCTTTTAATAATAATTTTTGCTGCCGCTAGTGCAGTATCTTGCAGTAATGCCTCAGAAATTGTTCTTCCATCTGGACTTGACTTAGCGGTGCCCGCATCTACTTCGCTTTCGTCGTCGTAGACATCAAGGCTTGTGTTTAGTATACTAATGCCGTGGTTGTTAATGCCTTCTTTATAGCCAGTGATTTCGTCGTGCATCATCATGCGTTCGATGCCGTTCTTGCTTGATTCGATGAAATCTAATACTGGAGTATAGTTTCGATCGCGATTTTTGGCACCGGCCCATCCAATACCGTCAAAGTATTTGGCAACAATAATACACATTTTATTTGTTATAGCCTTTGAACGCAATTACTGGGCTTGTAGAGTTAGTATTGTCAGTTTCTTGACTGCCGCTATTGATATAATCTCTGGGCTTCATGCCAAGTTTTTTCATGATTGCTTTTAGTTTTTTTCGATCGTATTCTGTATACGCACTGAACAATGGCAAGTTTCCAAAAAAACTAAGATCGTCTACTTTATCAATCTCCTCAGGAGACATTCCTGCCAACGTTGATATACGGTAGAAATCATAATAGCGACCCCAGTATAGATCGCTCTTATCACCGGGACCAACTATTCCAGGATGTGCTCGCTCAAATTCATGAGAAGCTGGGGATCTGATTACATTCCGACTAGCTTCGGCAATGAATTCTCGTGCTCGCACAATTATTTTCCTGCGGTAGCAGAACTAGCAGTGCCAAGTTCTCTTGCAGTGAAATTAGATCCAGTGATTGTTAATTTGTTTCCAGCACCAACATAAATTTGTTGACGATTACTAGCAGCCACTTGTACGTTAGCACTATAAAGATTGCCAGGTTGGCCAGTTGTTAATGTATAACTACCAGTTGAGTTAGCTGTAGCGTTAGCACTTAACAATAAACTTGCTCCGTTTACTGCACTGACCACTGTAACTGAATTAGCTACTCCGGTTCCAGTAGCAAATGTAGCGTTGACTAGACTTTGTGCAGCGTCGCTAGTAAGCATAACATTACTAGCAGTTTGAACTGAGCCAAGAATACCCACAGTGGGATTACCTGCCTGAACAACATAGACGTTATAGGTTACAGCGGTGTTACCTGTAACAATTTCACACTTATCAGTATACCATACTGCATTTCCTACTGAGGTGTAGACGTTGGCTTGACTCATTTTAATTAACCTTTATAATTTTTCCAGGTCTTGAACAAACTACGCTCAAGCGCAACTGACTCTTCCATACTAGCTTGGCGACGTAGTTGGATATTAGGAATGCCGCCGCCAACTGTTGTGCTCTGCCCAGTTGACTTAGGACCATTTAATCCGCCACTGTATGTGCGTAGGTTAGGATCTGCATCTAATTTTTCTGTGTTGGTTGGCCAGTCTGGACTGTTTTCGTCAACAACTTCTGCACAACCACATGGGCTGCCTCCACATGATGGGCAAGCCTTAGGAATTTGATTCTCAAGTCCGGCCAGTTTTAACAACATCATTAACTTGGCTGCTTCTTCTCCGTCAGCAGTGATAGTAATTCCAGGTTCCATATTACCATCGCCACATTCTTGCATCTTGGATTCAATGGAAATACTTTCATTTAACGCCTGTGTAAACTGTTTGTTAAAGCCTTCGTAAACACCTTTACCAAACTGCATGCCTTTACCTGCTTTGGGTGCAGAGTTTTGCGCAGGTGCTACACTACCAGCTACTGTGGTCTCTTCAACTTTTTCTTCTTTGTCTTTGGCTGCTTTCTTAAATGGCTCTTTTTTGTCGCCGTCTTTGTCAACATCTAAAAAGTCTGGTTTAGCACTTTCAGTTTTCTTTTCTTTACGATCTTTTTTGTCATCGTACTCGATGTCTTTGGCTACTTTCTTACCGGCCTTTTCAGCTTTGTTATCGTCTTTGCCTTTGTCACCTTCGTCGTACTCAATGTCTTTGGTTACTTTCTTTCCAGCACGTTCGGCTTTAGTATCTTCTTTGTCTGTAGACTCTTCTTCAACTGCTGATTTGTCTCTGGCCATTACTTTGATTACTTTGGCCGCTTTCTTGGCTGCTGGGGCAAGTCTATCAAAGAACTCACGTTTGCCAGCTTCAACTTTTTCTTCGTCAAGTTCTGGCTCACGAATACCTTCTTGGCCAGTGGCTTGTTCTGCACCACGTTCGTGTGATGAGATAATATAATCACTCACACTGGTCATCATGCCTTTAATTTGGCCTAATTTTTCAATTACCCAAGTTGGTAAATTTTCTGCATCTTGTAAATGTTGTTCAAGTTGTTCTGCATGACGAATAACTGTATGCATATCGCCTTTGGCCATTGCGCCTTCTTGATCATACTCATGTGGGTTAAAACCTTCACTGCTCATGTTGCTAGGACGAGTCATCATAACACCATCGCTATCAAGATCTTCTTTGGTTTTAGATTTACGCTCGCCTTTATGCTTCCATGCTTTGGCTGTTACACGCTCTGGGCCTTTGTCTTTGCCTTTTGGACGTCCTTTGCGCTTTGGTTCGTCACTTTTTACTTCGTCGTCTGGCTCGTCAAATGTTTCTGGCTTGCGAGTGTAAACTGTTCCTGTAGAAACTTTACGTTTGTCAAACCGGCCTGTGCCTTTTTCTTTTTCACGGCTCTTTAACCAAGCATTCATTTCTTCAAAACCTTCTTCAATGTCGCTTGTGTCTGTGTATTCTTTGTTGCCCATTTTAAACTTGCCACCTTTAGCAGTAGCTTTGAGTTTGTCAGTAAATGCATTGCCTTCTTCTACACACTCGCATGGTGAGCAACCACAACTAGAGCAATGTCCTTCTGCTATGCCTCTTGTTTTTAATCTTTCGGCGCCGCGTTGACGATCGGCAATTTTCTTAAAATCTTTTTCGTTGCCTTGTGTCATACCGCCAATACGATTGGCCACATCTTGTGTGGATTTTTTATCATATGATTTCAATGCAGCAGGACTGAGTTCGTCCAATTGCTTTTGGTTGGCTTTCATGCCGGCTTGGACTTGGTCATTTGCTCGAACACCATCCTGGCCAGCAACCCGTTCTGCCTTGTTAGCTCTTGTTAGATCTCCGCCGCTCATTCTTTCATCGCGGGCAATTCTGTTTGCGCTACCTTTAATATCGTTTAATTTATTAACTGAAAGTTCATTAACTTGGTCTTCATTGGCCACGTTCTTGGCAAACTGAGCCATGTGACGCAGTTTAGGATTTTTACTGTGTGTGGCTTTTTCAATTTTAGCCTTGGGAATTGTTTTGTCCTGAGCCACGTGAAGAGCCTTGTGTAGGTTTCCTTTGTGAGCAGGATTAACAGCTTTCTGAATCCACTTTTCACTTTCAGCTACTTTAGATTCGTGCAGGTCTTGTTTGTCAGCTAATGCGGCCAATCGTTTGTTTAAGTCGTAAAAAAATGTCATTCTATTATCCTCTTGGGTTTGCGCCAGTAGCTGGACGTGGTGGGCGTTTTGTTTTAGTCATTGGACTTGTCACCCCCATTGGTAAATCGTTTGTTGTTTTTGCTGGAGGTGTTTTACCACCAGCTACAGTAAAGTCACTGCGATATGCGTTTTTTAATACAGCATGTTGGTATGGATCAGCAGAATAATCTTTAATCAAGGCTTTTTGTTCTGCATCAGGAGCAGGATAGTCTGTATCAGTTAATAAATTTTTATTTTCAGTTTCAACTCGTTCACGTTCAATATCCATACCATCTTCGTGTGGTACAGTCAACATGACAATGCGGTTTGGGTCTAGGAACAACAGTTGAGCGATTTCTTTGATTTGCGGCTCAATGGCTGGATAGCGGAATTCCACATCCATACTGGTTACGCTGTCGTTGCTGTGCTTGGGGAAATCAGCCGGTTTGAGTTGAACCGGCGTAGTCTTTGGCTTGCTGACTTTTACAACATCAAACTGTTTGAGTCGTTCTTCTAACTGTTTGACAAAATCAGGTGCAACATCGCCCACAATTTTAATTCTATAATTGTAAGTTCTTTCGCTTTCTGCGAGGTATTGTTGAAAATTTTTCATCTTAGTATCCCTATATGATATTTATGCTTTGTTATTGTTTTGTGCGCCGGAGGCTATTAAACGTTCCAGCAAGTCATTACGACTCAGCACTTGTCCGTGTGCAGTTTCCATTGCTTCTTCTGGTGCGTTACGGCGCTGGTCTTGGTCCATTTTTAACTTTTTCAACTGCAAATCAACCATTTTTAATTTTTTGTTTAGCTTGGTTGTTTTAGCGGTTATGGCATGGCCTAGCATACTACTGGCTACAGCAAATATTTCACCCGAATATCGGCTATCAACTTGCATACCCAAATCCATTAGATCGTCGAATGTTTCTTGTGCTTTTGACGCAAGCTCGTCAAGCTCTTTATCGCCTGTTTCTAAATCACGCACTGTGGGCAGGGCCGCATCTATCTTGTCTATAGTAGCGTCTAGTTCGGCTAGGTGAGTGCGTGTTTGCTCAACAGTAGGAGCATCTTCAGATTTTTCTGAAGGAGGGAAATCAAAAAGTTCTTCCAATTTGCGTGTCATACCATATTTACCGTCGGTATGTTAGGCTACTATTTCTTGCCGCCTTGATGATAAATCTGATCTTCGTTAATTACCCGAAAGGTAAGTCCGTTGCGTTTGGCCCATTTGGTAGCGGCGTCCCATTTGGCATAATTTACAGCCACGATAGCACGGTCACGATCACTTGCTCGACTTTCAAGTAGGCTTTGTTTTTTGGGTTTGATTTCAATCAGTTCTGCAATGGTGGTATTGTTACGTCCACGATAGGTCACTAAAAAATCTGGAACATAAATGCTTTGTTTACCAGTGAGTGGGTTACGGTAAGGTATGCGAATGCTTTCACTGGCCCATTGTAACACATTGTCATTTGAATCTAGGAACATCATAAAAGTAAGTTCCCAACCAGATCTATATTTAGGAGTTCCCTTGCCCACATATTTGGCGGCATTTTTTACAGCGTATGCCCCTTGACGATAGTTCATGGCCATACCTAGGCCCTTATGTTTCTTGCGGTGTAGAAGTTAGGTGTAGTTGGGGCAAGAACGCCTAACAATGTAGCAGGGCTACGAACACTATTAAGATAGTAAGCCATAAGAATATTTACTTGTGGTTCACTTGATCCAGTTTGTTGAAATGTTTGTAGCAAGGACATTGCATCTACATTGGTTTGTTGAGCAACTCTAAATAAAGAATTGGTCATGTTCTCAGCAGCGGTTGCCAGAGTAAACACGCTTTTAAAATAACTCAATACCGCATCATATTCTTGAGAAGGTATGTTAGCATCGTAGTTATAAAATTGATCAAAAATTCTAACAGTTTGATCAATTGAGTAATTGGTAGCGTTAACTGTAGTCATTATTACCCTCCGTTAACTGGTGGTGTAGGGAAGAATATACCACCACTGCCATATGTTACCGGTTGTGTAGGCACGCCAATTGGCGAGCTTAATGGTGTTGAGCTTGCCCCGCGAAGAACTCCAGGTAATACTCCACGAATAACATTGTTTGCAGTTTGATTGAGCTCTGCATTGACCACACTGCGAAGATTAACATTTTTAAATGTATTATATGCGGTTAATGCAGTTTGTGCGGCGCCAATGAGTCCCCCTGGTCCTCCACTCTCCAAATCTTCAACAATACCAATACCAGCGTCTAACAATCCGCCTTGTCCTAACACAGTTTGTGTGCTTCCGGGACGAGCCAATGCGCTCGGAACTGTGTCATAGTATGCTGGATCCGCAAACCCTGTTACGTTAGTATCAGGTCTAGCGCGGCCAATGGCTCCGGTGTAGTATTTGACTGTTTCATACTTGACATTCATTCGGTTAGTCATAATACCTGTGCCAGCACTGTAATCATAGGTATCGTGTGTCCAGCTTTCAATCATTGGATTGATCAAAATATATTCAGCAAACTTGTGTTGGTTCATGCCATAGATACGAATATCACGGAAGAATGGTGGTTTACCTGACTCACCATTTAGATTTCCATCGTTGTATGATTCTCCTACATAACCCCAGTCGTTTACAGGGCGATCCTGACTGTAGATATCTCTAGAGTTATAACTAAATCCAGCAGGCGATCCAATGACTGCGGCTATTTGTCCATTGGTATTGGTTACGTTATTGTATTTTTGACTAGGATCTTTGTAGTAGTATTTGAAATAGTTATACCACATGTTGCGCACAAGATCGCTGCCGTCGTCATGAAATTCTATCTGAACCGGATTATATTCAATTTTAGTTTGCGCAAGACGTTTACGATTATACTGATTAAGTGTTTCAACACTCATTTGATAACTGGGTAATTGTGCAGTCTTGACCATTAGGCCAATTGTTGCCGTATCTTGATTAGGAAAGGCACTACGTAACGCAGGAATCTGCTCAACATTTATAGTAAAGTAAACATGGAATAAGAATTTTTGCCTAGGCGCATTTTCATATCCATTCTGTAAGAATGTTTTGGCGGCGTGAGAATAATCTTTTAAGCCGTCAAACCCAACGAATCCTTTGAGGAAATCCTGACCCCAGGCCATAATGTATTAGAGGCCAGCGCCTGTTGCTACGTCGCCTGTAGTGCGCCCAATTAATGTACCAACACCTTCTCCGGCCACTTGGCTTGCATTGTCATAAGTGATTGTCATGCTAATTGTAGCTGCTTCGCTTGTACCATAGTTAAAATCGTTATAGTTAACTGATTTAAGATAGCAACCGTATAGTTCCCAAGTTTCTAATGCCACTGGTTGAGATGTTCCGTTGCCACCGTCTAATACTTCAAATACTGTAAGGAATTTATAATCAATACCAGAGCTAGCACTAGCCATTTCCATAAAATCTAATTGCTTCTGTAATTGCTCACCAACTAGTCTTGATACCGCACCACTAGCATCATCACGCACATTGCATGTTACATCTGCCCAAGTATATTTTCCAGCCAGTTTAATTGTGCTGTTATAGATAGGAATTGGAATTTCTGCAAACTCGACGCTGGGCCTAGCAAAGTCTATAACCTGTTTAGTCATTTCAGTGACTGGTTGACTTACTCCAAAATTCTGAAAAGTAACGCGAAAGCGATACTTGAGTTTTGGCATTAACAAGCCTTGGCTTGGTGAACTTTGATCACTGGCCAAAGGCACAGTCATTCTACTTAATGATGAAACAGCCATGGTATTATCTCCTATATACTTTATTTATGGTATTGTTTGCCACGCTATTAACCTGCTGTGGCTACCGTGCTAACACTTGAAGCAATTGTTCCAGTATTCTGGATTCGCAATGGAATATAGATAAATTCCACAGCTTTAACTGGTTCAATTGCAATATCAACATACAATTCATTAGCATCAATTGTTGCTGGGCTGTTATTACTTAAATCACAAACTACCAAGTAGTCATAGATACCACGTTTTGCCACTAAGTCAAGCATTAAACTAGTGCAAGAGTTTGTAATTTGATTACGTGTAATTTGATCGTTTGGTTCAAACAAATACTGAGTGCCAATTTCTTGTAATCTACCGCGTATGAATGCCACTAACCGTGCCACGTTAATACGATTCATTGCAGTTGACGAACTTATAGCTGTCTTGTTACCAAAGTTAGTAATACCAA